ACTACGTCCGTTACGTCCATATCTATAACTATTACGTCACTAGCTTTATAGTAGTTTTCTAACCAGCTATCGTAGCCCTCCCATAATACTCTATAGTAATCTACTAGGCTCTTATCTAATTCGTAGCCCCTACCTCTCTTATTTATTCTCTCTAATACTGTCTCAAAGCTCCCCTTTAGATATATGAATAAATCTGGAGCCTTTCTAGGTAACTCGTCTAGCTCCTCCATCATATTATTAACTAGACTCTCATATACCTCAAACTCTAGGTCTGATATTCTACCTAAATCTCTATTAATCTTAGCAAAGTACCAATCTTCATATATTGACCTATCTAATACATTATTATCCTGTACTAGAGCCTCCTTAATACTTTTAAATCTAGTATCTAAGAAATAAAGCTGTAGTAAAAATGGGTATCTTTTCGCTTGTATTTCCTCCTCAGAACTTGTATAGAACAAAGGTAATATTTTATTATCCTCAACGCTCTCATAAAATACATCAGTACCTAGCCTATCTCCTAATAATTTAGCTACAGAGCTTTTACCTAGCCCTATCATTCCACCTACTACTATCACCATTACTCACCTATTCCTTTCTTTATTATCTCCATAACAGCCTCACGGTCTGCTAGATTATTTACAAAATCATATTTATCTGTATCAATTATTATTGTCTCTATATTTGTCTCATTTGATAAAATAAATCTATCGTAGTCTTTCCATATGCTGTAGTAATAATCTATAAGCTCGTCGTCTATTTCATATAATCTCCCTCTGGTTTTTATCCTCTGTATCACAGTCTCAAAACTTCCTTTTAGGTAAATCATAACCCTACGCTCTTTCTTATTATCACTATCTATAACGCTCATACAGCTAGTTAATAACTTACGGTATATAGTAAACTCATTCTGGTTTATTTTACCCTGTGTTAAAAACTTCTCAGCGAAATACTTGTCTTCATATATAGACCTATCTAATATCTTATTACCCTCAGCTAACGCTTTTCTCATAGCCTCAAATCTATCTTGTAAAAACCATAGCTGTAATAGAAAAGGGTACCTCTCTTTTACCTGCTCCTCTGGAGTTGCTGTATATAGAAAGGGTAATATAGGATTATCCTCTACGCTCTCCTGTATCACTTCATAGCCGTACATTTCCTTTAGCAACTCACATATACTAGACTTACCCAGTCCAATCATTCCAGATACTAATAAAATCACTGCTACTCCCTACCTTTCTTTTTTAACTCCTCCAGCTCCATAGATAAAAAGCTGTTAGCCTTAAATAATTCCTGTTTCTTTTCATAGTTATAATTTAGTGAGTTCCATACCTGCTTAAACATATAATCTCTAGCTACAGACTCTACCCCTTTTAATATTAATGCACCAGCCAGCTCCTCCGTCTTTTCTAATCCTAAGAAATCAGCTAGACTCTTTAAGCTCATATCAAATCCAAACTTACTACAATCCTCTAATATCTGTTGAGGCGTAACGTCGTCATTCATTCCAAAGGTTACAGCTGTACCGTCTTTTACTTCCCAATAATCTACTTTATGATTATTCATTAGCTCCCCCTCCTAAATATTTATCATTTAATAAATTATACTGACCTTTTAATAAAGCTATAGTAGCTCTAGTATTCAGTATTAAACTCTTAGTATGTGGAGTTAACTCTCCTCTATCTTTTAGGACTGTCTCTATCTCTCTTATCTTATTTTCAATACCTTTAAACTCTAGCATATTTCCCCTGTCTCCTTTTTAATTGAATAGCACTCTCTACATAAAGGGATATATAGCTCTTTAGCTCCTAGCTCTATTCTGGCTCTAATTTTATCCTTAGAAGTCTTACCAGAAAATGTAGCGTCAGCTCCACAGCCAGCACATACAGCTTTAAATTTATTAACTACATCAGCTCTAGCCATTAAGTCAGCTACTAGACTAAAAGGCTCCCCCATAAAGTCCATATCTAAACCAGATACATATACCAATTTACCTTTACGAATAAGCTCCAGTATCTGCATAGCTAACCAACCGTCAAAGAATTGCACCTCGTCTATTAAGACTATATCTGCCTCTGAGACTTGAGCCATTGTATCAATCCTATCAATACCTCTAACCCTAATAGCCTCAACCTTAGCTCCTGTATGAGTTACTATCTCGTCCTTACAATATCTAAGGTCTATAGCTGGTTTTAAAAATACCACCTTATGACCTGCTAGCATATGTCTCTCTCCCTGTCTCAATAGCTCGGAACTTTTACCAGAAAACATTGAGCCAGTATTAACAGTTAATTTACCTCTCATTAAAATAGAGCCTCCTCCGTGTTAGATATTTTTACCTCATTCCCTTTAGCTACTAAAGTAATGCCCATATCACTTCTAACAGCGTTAATATCTCTAAACTCCCCAGCTACTAAGCCAGTATCTAAATTTACTAAGTATATCGTAGGGTGAATACTACACTCAGCTACAAGGCAAATACTATCTCTATATGCTACAATATCACCTCTACAAATTTTGTTACTTCTTAACTTAATCTCCATTTAACAACCTCCTATCATTTCACTTACATAAGGTAATACTTGCTACTAATGACATAGGTTACATAGATTAAAAATAAAAAGAGACTACTATTTAAGTAGTCCCCTTTTAATATAATATGCTAATCCTACAGCTACAGCGTCGCTCACGTCGTCGCTATAAAATTTATAATCTTTCTGATCCTCATTTAATAACTCTCTTACTCCGTCCTCAACTTCGGACTTATCAGCCTTACCATAACCAGCTACAAATCTTTTAACCTCTGTAGTACTCAGCTCCTCAATTTCTTTACAGCCGTAAATATCATACCCTATTAAATCAGATACCCCTACGACTCTAAATAAGAGCTGTGTAGTATTAGCAAATCTACTAAACCCTTTCTCTCTTACCATATGAGTAATATCTGTATGCTTTTGATATATCTCTATTAGCTGGTCTGAGATATAGCTTAATTTCTCAGCTGTCTTAGCCTTAGTCTTTTTCTTATTATCTACATAGTAAGTATCTACTATATAAGGTTTATTATCTCTTATTTCTAATACTGCCATAGCTGGCAGGTTTAAAGATAAGTCCATAGCTAATATCTTATGATACCCCTTTGTCATTAGTTTTCTCCTCCTGCCTTGTATTCTAAATAAATATCTATATCTGTCTTATAATCCAGTTTGTCCCCTTTTGGGTAATCCTGTATCAATGGAGATACTATTTTTAACATTTCCTTAACTTCTCTCTTATTACCTCTAAGATATATGTATTTATGTTTTGTTGTTCCCTCAATGTATCTACAGTTTAAATACTCTACTATCTCACTACTGGACTTATCGGCTAACTCTGGTCTCCTCTGTCTATATATAGATAAAGTCCTAGTATTAAGCTCTTGTCCAAACTCGTCCACTAATCTCCTAGCTCCTTTAGTAGCCCCTATATAAAGCCAGTTTGTAGCTTGATAAATAGTGCCATAGTGTCCCTTACCCTCGTCAGCATAGGATAAAACTAGTCTCACATTTTTAGGTAATAATTTTAATGACCTACTAATTAAATAGCTCTCCATATTATGAGGAGCTGTATGTAAGCACCATAGTCTAGTTAGCTCTAAATACTCTCCCTGTTTAATATTAGGTATTACCGACGTATATTGAGATTTAGTAGTACCCATACCAAAACATACTACCCCTACTATCTGCCCTTTATAGATAGCACCATATACATATTTAGTGCTATCTGGCATTAATTTAGAGTAATGAAATAATGATATAAAGCCTCTAACTTCTTTTACTGTCAGCTCCTTTATTTCTAGCTCGTGTAGAGATATTCCATATACCTCTAAGCTCTTAGGGGATAGGCTATTAAAAGTATTAAGCCTAGCGTTACTATCGGCTTTTCTAGTCATTATCTGGTACCTCACATACCGTCTTATAAGGACAGAAAATACATTTATCTAATTCTCTATCTAGTTGCTCCTTAGCATAATAGGCTTTAGCTACCTCAGCCCATTTATCTAACAGCTCTTGTCTGTCCTCCTCAGTTACTTTATGGTAAAAAGTTCTTAGGTCTGGTTTAGCCTCAGCTCCTTTATTCCAACCGTCTTTAGCTACAGACTCATAAGTAATAATATACTCGTCAAGTCCGAATAATATAGAGTAGGCTACACATTGTAACTTATGGTCTGCCCCTGCCTCTTTCATTTTATAATGTCCTACAGTCCCTATAGTTGTACTCTTAGTCTTAAACTCAAAGCCTATCTTAGAGCCATCTGGTGTGTAAATTAATACTCCGTCCATCATTCCATAAACAGCGAACTCTACGCCTTTATGTGAGATACGCTTTACTGTTTTTAGATTACTTTCCCAAGCTGGTAAGCCAGTCTTTTTCATTCTAGCAACTGTAAATATTGGCTTAGGTAATTTCTTCTCTGCATATAATAGGTCTGTCTGTACTGCTCCGTGAACTGCCGTACTATTTCTAGTCCAACGTCTTTGATATGGGTACTTTTGTATCTCGTCCTTTTTAGCTCTCATAGCCTTATATAAAAGCTCTCTCTTACATTTACCAGCACCAGACGGACTAAATGTTACTACGTCTTTAGGTAGTGTTTTAAAGAAGTCCATAACCTCTATCTCGTGCTTTTTCTGCTCCAGTAATAACTCCTCTATTTCCTTGTCCTCGTAATAGTCCATAGAGTGTAGCTCATTAAACATATTCCATAGCCCTCCAGCTAATCTCTGTCCTCTCTCACTCTCTTTATCTACTACTCTCTCCCTAAGTTTCTGAGCCTTTTCTCTACTAAATAAGCTCATATAATCTCCTCCTCTGTTATTTTATTTACACTATGTAATACAGCTTTTTACCTGCTCCTGTTACCTACAAATAAAAAGAGACTAGCCGTAGCCAGTCCCTTAATTTTGGTTTATTATACAATTTATATTAGATTAAAAATTCTCTTCTATGTTTTCCTCAGCTGTCTCATTAGCTGTCTCTTTTACTTCGAAATATTCCTCAACTGGGAAACCAGCCTCTTTTAATATTTCTACTTGCATATCGTAACTTCTTGGTACTAATACGTCATTAAAGTACTGGTCTGTTACTTCCATATCAGCTAGAGCCTCGAACTTATCCACGTCGTCTCCTTTTAACTTTAATATTGGATTTAAGCTAAATGTAGTATCTGTCTTTTCTCCAGTTCTTTTTAAGTTAAAAGCTATCTCGTTAATGTCGTCGGCATATTCCTCTATATCAGCTATTAATTTCTTAGCTTGATTTTTAGATACGTCAACGGCTTTTAATGAGCCTGTCTCTAAATCTCCAAAGACAAAGATATATCTTTTCTTAGCGTATAGCTCCTCAAATCCCTCAATACCAGACTTACTAGCTGTACATAATGGACACTCTTTCCCTGTTACTGCTACGCAAGGCTGAGTATATACTTTATGTGTAAAGCTAGCGTGTGCCTTATATTCTACATAATCTACTAAACCTAGTACTCTAACCTTAGCTCCCTCACCTGCTTTAAATCTGTAGTAAACTTTTGATAAATCCATTTTCTCTCTGTTAGCGTTCGCCTTAGCGTCTGCTCCTCTTGCTGTAAACATACTCATAATATTTAGTCCTCCTTAGTTACTCTAATGTTATTTTTATTTCTGCTTTTATATTTCTATAAAACTCTGTAGAACAATCATTAATAACTCTTAATAATTCCTTTTCTACCTTGTTTTTAATTTCTTCTGCTATATTGAACTCACCAGCTGTCTCTAATATCATTGAGACAGTGGCTCCATTCCTACCTATTGCCATTATTTAAGCCCCTCAGCAAATACGGCAAGCATTTTAATTACCTCTAGTCCGTGATAATCTTTACCAGCGTCTTTTAAATCAGCTATAGCCTTATCTAAAATATTTAAAAATATTTCAGCTCCTAAATCAGTTTCTTTTTTATCTTCTTTCTTTTCTTCTTTAGGATTATCAACTACAGTTATATAATCGTTGTCAATCTTTTCTCCTACTATTAGGCTAGTATATGGTCTAACTATTTCCATTCTGTCTAATGCTCCCTCTATAGTTCCCTTAGAGTCATTACAAGCCATTTCAATACCCATTACAAAATACTTATCAACTCCATTAACTTTATCCTTCATCATAGGCTTTATAATTGTTTCAGATCCTCCAAAAATTGAGACCTTAACTATGTCTCCTATATGTATGTCCTCACCGTGCATAGTTTTGTATGGAGTTTTTTCTCCTACCATTCCTACACAATCTCCAAAAATATCAACCAATTTCATTCTCTTATTCCTCCTAAGTTTTTTATTTATTTGCTTTACATTATGTAATACTTACTATCTCTCTTAGTTGTTACGGCTTAGTAAAAACTTTTTAAATTCTTGTCTAGCTCTGCAAGCCTTAGTCTTAACTGTGCTATAATCAGTCACTCCATAGACTCTACATACAGCGTCTTGCTGTAGGTCTTTTCTAAGTGTGTAGCATAATATAACGTCAGCTTTAAGGTCTCCCCCAACTTTTCTAAATTCACTAACCATTTCTGGCTCCTCTATACTGCTTAACAGTTCGTCTATAGTATCGTTAGCTACAAATACGTCTAGGCTATCTAAGTCTGATAGGTCGTGTCCCCCTAACATAGATACCAGCCCTGTATATGTAACCACCTGCTCGTTTATTTTCCTCACGTCCGAGTTATCTTTTCCTACCTGTGTCTTTAGTGCATTATCTGTACAGAAATATAGGTAAGGTATAAAGTTATTATTTTTATTTATATCAAAGCTCTCTAATGATTTATGAAATCCCTCATATAGAGCTACTGAAATATACTGATTTTCGTCCACTAGTAAAGTATTCTTACCTATAGCTTTTAAGAAGTTCTTAGCTCTAGCCTCTAACTTAGGAGCTAACATATTGAACAACTCACTGTATAGGTCGTCTTTCTTCCAACCAGTGGCATATTTATATTCCACAACCTTTAAAGTAATCTCTTTTTGTGTATTAATATTTTTCATATACTATCCCTCCAAAATGTGTGTTTCAAAGGGTAATACAAGTTTTTTTAATACTCGGTTACAGATTGCCTAAAAAATTTTTATGATACTCTAAAAAGTTTGATACAGTAATCAAATACCGTATTCCGTATCACGTAAGGCAAAAATAAAAGACAGATACCTAAGTACCTATCTTGATATGTATTACCCATTTTGATACGGATTATTATATACGCTTTTCCGTATATGGTTCATTTTGTAATTAACCCATAATAAATAATTATTATCAGTATTCTTTATATTGCTAAAAATTTCTCTATTATAGCCCTGTAATTATGTTTTGTGTATCAAACTATATATTGGAAATTATTTTACCATAATACTCCTGCAAGACAATAAATAAGCCATTCTTGGAAAATTAATGTATTTTGGTTTTCAAATCATTTACTGGTTAAATATACTAATAGGTACTATATCTAGTCTGTAAATCTCCTCAGCCTCTAGCTCGTTTACGTCCTTATATCTCTCTGGTATTACTAGCTCTAAAACTGTAAAATATCCTCCTAACTCTTTAGCTAATACTTTCCTAAACTTCTTACCTACAGCGTCATTATCCGTAGCCAGAATTAACTTACAGTCAGATAATTTACCTACTAGTAATCTTACCTGTTCCTCTGAGATACTGGAGCCTCCAAATGCTACAGCTAGCTTACCTATAGACCAAAGGTATAAAGCGTCTATCTCAGACTCTACCAGATATACAGGAGCTAACCCCTTTCTAAATTTCCTCTGTATTTTATGTAGCTCTAGTACTCTATATAGTCCGTAGATATGCTTTTTAACTGGCTGTCCTCCAGAGCTGTACCAGAAATCTTTACTATCTATCTTTCTATATTTCATATTGATAATACGACCTTGCCAGTCGTGCCACGGTAAAGTAATAGCGTCCTCATTATCTGATAACCCAGTATTAAACATTTCCTGTGTCTCAATGTCTATCTTTCTGCTTTTGAGATACTCGCTAGGCTTATCTATTCTATCTTGATACTTTTCGTGAGCTAATAAAGTAACCTCGGCTCCCCCTAGCTCTAGCTGTAGATTAAGAGTTAATCCGTCTGCATTATCTAGCTTGTGTCCATAAACCTCTAATAAATAATCTGCTGTCTCTCCATAGGTCTCCTCCCTTAAATGAGACAGTATTGAGACAAAGTTGCCCCTACTCTCGGCTCCCTCAGCTCCTCTATCTATCCACAGTCCAGTATCTAGGTTAATACTAAAACTCGGTCTCTTTTCATTTCTCAAAGGGCTACAGGCTGTAAGCTCCTCCCCTCTAATCTGCATACGCTCGAATTTATCCAGATAAGGCTCCAGCTCCTCATAGTAATTAACGTCTAGTTCCTGTCCTTTTATTGTTATCATTTAATATCACCTCAAAGACTAATACTAAATCTGGCTCCTACTGGTTACTTGAATATTAATATTCAAAACTTATGTAAATAAAAAGAGAGCTGGTTACAGCCCTCTAATACTTTCCACCTAATACCACATATCCACTATCTACATACTTGTCTATAAAGACTCTCTCAATGTGGCAGGCTTGCTCTCTATTGCCTTTTAGGTCTACATATAATATTTTAGGTTTATTAAATCTCTTAATAGTCTCCTCTGGATTTTTAAAATAACTTTCCTGTATGTATCTGCTTGAGTGAGTCCCCTTTTTACAGCTATTAATATGTCCTGCCATTCTCTGAGTTATATTTTTAGTTCTGC